GCTCATGCTGCTGTCTCAACCGCTCTGATCATCTGAGCCCGTTTAGAGCACACGAGCTACAGCCCCCGACCGGACCATGCTCTTCGTGCCTCTTCGTGCCTCGAGGACAAGAAAACAGTCAGACCCTCATCTACTTAAAGACAAGGGCCTGACTGCACTGTAGGAACTGCGACCATATGTTCGCACTCAGATTATTGCAAAGAAACAGGCCCCTGTCAAACAGGAGCCCGTTCTCATATAAGAGGAGATCTTATCAGAGGATTGTTGTCGTGATCTTTCTCCAGGAGGACCAGGAGCCTCCGAACTTACAGCGATAATAACAGTTGCCACCTCCGTGTGTGAACCTCTGGAGGATCGCACCTGTAGGCATGAGATAATTTTCGATGAATCCATAGTTGGAGCTCAGGCCATCATCCGGGAGATTGAGATAAGTATTGGATCCGGAGATAACAGCGACGCCGAACTGGTTATAATTGTTCAGGTTCGTACCTGTGGGAACTGTTCCCAGGAGCATTGAATCCTGCTTGCCGGCCACGTCAGAGGAGACAGACGAGATCTGTCTATTCATCTCGTAAGTCATAGTTGTAGCTGTCCAGTTAGAAGAATTCCAAGGACCTGCTGCTACTGCGGAGCTGGCTCTATAGAGTCTGTTGTTGTGAATGACATAATCTCCGGCAGAATATGCTACAGCCTCATTGAACTGAGGAGCCTGGGAGGATGTCAGATTCGAGATCTGTCCACCCTGAGCGGTGATATCTGACTGGGCGGAAGCGAGACCTGCAGCCGTATCAGATCCGGACTGAGCTACACCATGGATAGCGGTGTCGATAGCAGAGAAGGCCCCGTTGATATCCGTAAGCCAAGCAGGCTTATCAGATGATACGAACTGAGGCAGATTGTAATTAGCTGTCTGATTAGTGTGTGCCATAGTATTTTATCCTTTCTTAATTAATATACTGTTTAGCTCTAAAGTCATAATCTATTGCGGTGATCTGGAGAGCATCATAAGCCTCGGCTGTAAGGTTTTTAGCATCATACTCACCTGCAGTCATCATATCATCACCATGGAATGTATAAACAACATTATTTATGACATCCGGGATAGGTGAATATTCACCGGTGATCGGGTCGTACATATAACCGATTTCTCGAATGAGAGAATCTGCGTACTGCTTAGCTTCAATGAGCTTAGAGTCAGAATAAGCATGAGCATTTCTGATGGCTGCCGTAATTGAGACATTAAGCTCATTGAGGAGCTCTGTTCTCTGGGATGCGATACGGGCCATATAATCAGCTCTGAGATTAGCAGCGGAAGCATCGATCATATTACCGATGACCTGGTTATTAGCTGAGACAGAAGCATCGATGAGTGACTGGATCTGCTCAGGAGTCAGGACCTCAATCCGAGAGAATTTCTTCTCGATCTCGTCCATCCTGTTGAAGATGTCCTGGTATGCATCCAGGAGCCAGTCGATGTTGAGATCGGAAAGATCCAAATAAGGATATTTATTTTTGAAATAGTTTCTGATATCCACTTGATATCCTCCTTTCTTAATAGATCATGAGACAGAACTCTTTCACAAAGAGATCCGCTATATGCTCATAGACTGAGAAGAGAGCGATTTCATACTCTTCTTTGAGCATCTGCATAGTTGTCGTCACCCCAATATTACCATACAGATGTCCCTTATGGGTATCCTTACCGGAACCCTTATCGGTGTCCTTTATGGTCCTGTCAGAGCTGCCGTTGGCGGTAGTGACATTAGAATCTTCTGACTCGATAGTCTCGGAACCTCCGGACTCGTTCTCGTTCTTCTCGGTTCCACCATGTGAAGTATTATCAGTGCCGGTATGAGTAGTGTTGTCAGTGCCGTCATGGGACTGCTGCTCGTAATTTTCATAGGATCCTGAGTTAAAAGCAGCCTTCTCAGTCTCATCCGTGAGATCAACAGTCCGATTATCAGCCAGATTGACTGTCCTATTATCGGAAGTATTCCGGGTGAGAAGGTCTTCACCGGACTCCTCGTGCTCTCTGGTGGACTTAGAGGTTCCTGCTCCGGAGGCTGTAGAGTTTGTCTTGGTAAGATCTGAAGTGTTTTTGGTCCTCTCATCAGAATGGTTATCCTCCCACTCCTCAAATCTATCATAATTATAGATAGGATCATATTCTGCGTTGACTGCATTTATCCACTTCTCGAATGTCCTATAATAGGACTTAGACCAATATCTGATCTGATTCTTGAAGTAGTTAGGCTCTGTATAGAGCAGAGGCATCTCACCGGCCTTAGCCATTGTCCGGGCAATTACAGTATCCTTATCGATACCTGCAGGGAGATCGAGATATCTGAAGAGAGTATCATTCTGGTTATTGAGATAAGCCTCCAGTCCCTGGATGGTCATCTTATAAGTCGACATTATCATCTACCTCCTCATCTTCAGATATAGCTCCCTCTTCGGTAGCATCATAGCGGAGCTTGAACTTAAGAGATGTTCCGAACCGTTTATTGATAAGCTCAGAGCAGGAATTAAGGACCTCTACCCAAGTAGCAGCTCTTGCGGTGGCATCTATCGATCTCATATCAGCCTCGGCTGAGACCAGTCTCTCTTTCTTTTGATAAGGGAGAGAGGGGATACCGACCTCGGCATCAAAGTTATTGAGGATCGTCTGGAAGTCAGTGAGCTGTTCAGGTAAGAGATAGTTCTGCTTAACCTGAAGGTCCAGGAATTTCCAAGGGTCCAGTCCATCCTGATCAGGATGTAGGAGCTTGGCATCGGTCACGATGACAGGCTCTCCCCTAGATGACTTCTCCATGACCTTCTTAAAAGTCTCGGCTGCAGCCTTTGTAGAAGCTCCGAGGATATAGGGAGTCCTGGAGTTTACTATGGACATATCTATGGATGCGTCTAGATTAGAAAGTTTCTCTGCATAGTAGGCGATAATATCCCAGGAACCGATATAATCAGGATTGAGCTTCAAGATCTCGCAGTCCTTACCTATTTGGAATCTCTTCTTGAGTTTGGGATTAGTCAGTATGAACTCCGTAAATTGATAATAGAAATTGTATCCATTAAGAGTCCCGGGATTGAAACAGAGTCCCATCTTAGGGTCCTCGAAGATACCCACAAAACCATAGCGGAAGATACAGAACCAGAAGAAATCCTCAACGGGACCATTCCACTCTTCAGGCCAGCCTTCAACATCCAGAGCAGATCTCATACGAGAATATAAGGACCTTTCCCAGAAATTATAGGCGACATTATTACGGTTCTTTACATCCGATGGCTGGAAGAAAGAAGACTGCATATTTATTCGCCAATAGTTAACAGGTAAATACATTTATCATCCTTTCTCCTCCTTTGATAAAGGGCCCCGGACTTTCCCGGGGCCCGATACCGGAGGTACATATGAGACAGTTATCTGATATGTCTTAATTAAGTATCTGCCGAGAGGTAGAAGACGATACAATTCTCGGAAGGATCTACGATCGAATTCTTAGAGAAGTCGTACCAGATGTTACGATAGTTCTTCCTGGCCTCGACAGGCGTACTTCTGGAGGACTCATACTGATAGTCAGTCATGACAGAATCCTTATCGAAGAGGACTCCGAGGATATAAGCCTCATTGATCGTGACTGAAGTATCCTGTGTAGTCTCACCATCTGTCATGAGAGACTCGAGCCAGCCGGGTACTGTGACTTTAAGATTGATGGCGGAGCGGTTGTTATAGCTCTGCCAGAACTCTACGGACTCAAAATTAGGCTCCTGGAGATATTCAGTGTTGAAGATCTCGGGCATGACGATAGCACGAGCCTTTTTCCAGAAGGGTCCGTACATCATGAGCCTCTGCTCACTCTTAGGAGTATGACGAAGGAGAACATGATCACCGTCGGCCATAGTCTTAACAGGAGCTGCATGATAAGCCACAGAGGGACGAGTCATAAGATCGGAGAGATCCTTGAATTCAGAAATGAAGAATTCCAGGAAGGACTTAAGGTCTGTGGTAAGAAGCTGAGTCCTGGTCTTGTTCGTTCCGTAGAAGGCATTATATGCAGCCTTGAGATCGATCGCAGTCTTAAGGCCTGCTGTCTCAGTGCCCTTAGAGATAGCCAGAGACATAGCGATACGGGAGAGCATCGTCATACGAGAGTGAGCCTCTTTCTGGAGCTCAATATCCGTTGCCTTCTGGGTCATGATGGCTCCCATGAAATTTGCGAAGTCATCCTCAGAGCGGAATGCAACCTTAAGCTGATCCTCATAGATAGTGATAGCCTCCTGCCATACGGACGCACCGTCAAACTGCATTTCGAAGGGGATAGGGGGATGCTGTTCCCACTGGTCCCTGGTGGAGGGTGTTCTTCCGGTTGTCTCATCGGCTGCACCATTGGTGCCGTTATCATAGAGAGGGGCAAAATTTGTATAAAGATCAGTGTTCCAGGATCCGGAAGGGAGAGCTCTGCTGGAATACATGGAGATCTTCCTCATTCTATGAGTATAAAGTCCGGTATTGAGAGCATTGATGAGAGCAAACTTAGCAGACCAGGGACGGACTGCCATAAATGTACGACCCATCACAATTGAGATCGCATTGACCACATTCTCAGTCTCATAAGTTCCGATGAGCTCACCGGCCGACACAAAAGAGTCAGTGTCAAAGACAGTGATATTGTCTTCGCCTGTGAGCTGACTCACTATAGCGTTAGTGAGTGCATAAATGTCTTTCTGTGTAAATGACATAGTTCTTGTTTTCCTTTCTTATAGTATATTCAAATAGATATCATCTATTAGAATTCAGTTTCGCTAACCTTGACAGATACCACTATAGGATTAGAAGAACCTAGATTCCCGCTTGATATCATGATACCTATATCAAGACCAGTGCCGGGATTTTTTGATGGTGTAGGATAATAACATTTAGTTGTTAATTCCTTTGTATCACTATTATATGAATCACTTGCGTCAGTGACATTCCAATGATCAAATGACGTGGCTGATGTAGAACTTGGCCATTTAGTAATTACTTCAAAATAGTGATCAAGATATTCAAGTCCTTCAATTCTTATATCTATATTACCGCCACTTCCCCAAGCTCCCGCGGATGCAATCGTACACTGATCTGTAATATCAATAGGGCCGGTAGGTTCAGGAGCTGCAGGAGGAATCCCCACAGCATCGTTCACAATATTATTAACTATGTTATGAGCATCCATCGTGATAAATGGTATTCCCATGATATCCTCCTTCTCTTACATGAAGGACCTGAAACAGTCCTCGAGAGTTTTCTGGTTCTCGTCCTTTGACTTATCCGGTAAAGACTCCATAGCCTTCTCTTTCTGGAGATCCTTGAGCTTCTTCTGGGTCTCCTCATAGAGTTTCTTATAGTCCTTAGAGTCTTCCAGCTTCTTCTGAGTCTCGGACTTATCATCCTTTTCGGGCTCCGGGTCCTTCTCGGGTTCCTCTTTCTTCTCAGGTTCCTCTTTAACAGGCTCCGGATCTTCTACCTTCTCAGGTTCCTTACTTGCCATGGATGCTAACTCCTTGAGCTCGTCCACTGATATACCGGCTCTTAATATTGTTGCCATATCAGAAATAAAAGACATATTGTTACCTCCTAAAATAAAGGCGGCCCGGATGCTGACCGGGCGAGCGATGGCAGATATTCAATCTGTGGTCTCCATCTATCCGGGCACATACCTTAATTTAGAATTATCATATGATAAGAAAACTGTCAAGTAAATGTACTTGACAGTCAATAAAAGCGACGATAGAAATTATTAAATAGTCTCATCTTGAAGAGGAGCCATAAGGGGAGACCTGTCCCCGGTGTCGGATGACCGGTTAGATATTCATAGGCAGCTCTACCGGCTGATTGTCTACCCGGGAGAGAGGACTGTGCATCTTCATAGGAAGGTCTCTCATAATTAGCCAGGAATATGTGGACCATAGTGTCGATGGTCTCAAGATCTATCCTACTATATTGATATAAGGATGTTATATCCTGATATGGAGACCAGGAAGCTGGTCCCCACTGAGACGGATTATCCGTGAACCAATGTAATTGAGCGAGACCATCAGAAGGGTCTCCTGCTCTGTCGGTAAAATTAGGACCATAACCGGGATAGTCTTCTGATAAGGGATCATCAATATATTTAGTAGAGGGATAATACTGGAGCAGTCCATAGGCGATAGGGGGATCCTGATAATTGAGAGTAGATCTCCAGTTATCAGAATTCCATCTCCAAGGATTGAGACCGGACTCAACCGACATATTGCCGATGACTCCTGCAATAGCCTCATCAGTCCATCCGATAGGACGGAGATAGGCTGCTATTTGATCGATATTTTCCTTCCACTCAGAAGTCCCGACAGAATACCCACCTATGTTCTTAGCATTCCAACTCATTCGATGAAAGCTCCTCCATTAAGATAAGAGACGATCTGCTGGTCTTCCTGTTTAGTTCCGGATGTTACAATATTTGCATCTGCACATAAGACATAACCGGAACTATTAGCCGAAGCTCCGATTGTAGACAAAACTACCTTCTCACACAGAGGTCTTCCTCTATCAGGTATATCTTCATCTACTGGATAATGGAATTCAGACTGTAATATCATGGTGTCATATCCTGCAGCCATGGAACCATTACTACCACCACCGGAGGCTTTAGGATACATTGACTGTATAGCTCCAGTGATGCCGGAGACTGTTCCTGCTATACCTCCAATGTCACCCTGAAGCAGTCCACCAATAGGATTGACTGTGGATGCTATGGAATTAACAAAACCCATAGGATCATTATTTATCTGGCCAATAGCAAGAGGTACCTTGACGCTACGGTATTCCGTACAAATAACAGTCTCAGTTCCTGCTCCTGCTATTGTTACCCTTAAACAGATGGAGCCATGGAGATCTCCTGCGACATTTATTCGTAGAGCAGTAGCAGCTGTTAACATGGTAGCGTCAAGCTGAATAGATCCGAAGATCTGGGACCATAATGTATAGAAAGTATAGGGCTGTGTGTTAAGATATCTTCCCCTGGTAGCAGTCAATGGATGTTTGGGGATCGTAATAGTAGTATCCAGTAAGGTCTTTCTATAAGCAGATAAGAAAGACGATATCCTGGTTGCATTGATATTTATTTCCCACCAACCGACCTTAATAGATGTGACAGATGTTCCTCCCATACCGGGAAGATACGGAATCCAATAGCATTCAGTTATATACTGAATAGGATTAACCAGGGCTTTTTGGACTCCATAGGATAGATCACCCGTATCGATATCGAAGTAAGAAGGATCATCACCCATTAAAGCCATCATGAGCCCCTTAAACTGAATAGAAGTCATATAATAGTAGTCGAGGGCTCCGATCTTATCAACATTCTCACCGGATAAGACAGAAATGACAAAATACCCTTCGGCCACTGGGTCACCAAAGGGATATATAAGATCCGACATATTATAAGTGATATTTACATTTGTAGGATAAAGATTATCCACTATGTTCTCATTCCACCTGGTAGCAGCTCTCAGGACATACTGAGAGGAGCTCCTTATCTGGGACCGGAAACTGGCCAGGACATCCTCCTCACAGATGCAATTCCAGAGATCATGGTCAGACACCCAGTCCCGGATAAAATAATACTTTCCGAAGTCAGGACAATAGGCATAATTAAATGTATGAGGATCAGATGTCCTCAATACGAATGTCGGATTATATATTGAAGTAGTATCCTTAAGAAGCACCGACAGTTCCCTTCCTCCGGATATCTGAGCGGAGGAGGGGACCTTGGTGGAATTTTCTCTTTTAGAGAATGTGAGAAGATTTAAAGTCAGAGACATATTAAGACCTCGCTAATTTAATGAGATATGCAGCCGTATTCTTGCCATACTTACCATCGACCAGGAGATAACCGGACCTCTTCTGGAGTTCCATGACTGCCTTACGGGTAGCAGGTCCGAACTTGCCGTCAACCACAAGATTAACTCCTGCAAAGTCATTTAATGCTCTCTGGAGATCTTTGACATCATCATGACGGGTCGTATTATACTTGAGCACGCAGGACCCGTCCGGGATGAGATAGGGCTCCACTGTAGACAAGTTCCCCTTATTGAAGAGATCCAGCTCTGCAGCTCTCCTATTATATAGTCCCCGGGAATATCTTCCGCCTGCGTTACAGTAAGCCTTCCACTTTGATCTGATCGTCTGTCTCGATCTCATGCCGTTATTGGTGAGCTGATTCAAGCAGCCAACACCAAGATTATAAGAGAAAGATACGAGAGCGTCAAACTCGTTCTGGTTAAAGTCATAGATATAATCCAGACGATTGACGCCCTTCTCGAAGCGTTCCAGGTCCGCCTTGAGGAGAGCTTCTGCTTTTGCCTGAGTTATCTTGAGCCCGGAATAGACATCAGATCCGGTATGCCCGTAGCCTATAGTCCAGACTCCTACGATATCCTTATAGGCTGTAAGCCTGCAGCCTTCAAATTTCTTGATCAGATCTATCCCGTTCTGGGATGTTTTCATATGTCCGATACTCATATTATCTCACCTCATCTAACTTGTCGCAGAGCCGATTGACTGCTGCTGTGACATCCTGGATCGCTGTCCGGTTCTGTTCATTAGCTTTATCATACATCTGGAACATCCTGTCGATATTCTCATTATTCTTATCGATCATATACTTACAGAACCACCCAAGGGCGATGCAGGCCACAATAGGGAAGCCTAAAGTTGAGATCATTGTCACAATATCATTAGTCATAGGATATAATCCTCCCTTCTAACTTATTTCTATCATAAAATGAAGAATCCCTCAAGCCATGCACTTGAGGGAGACTTCATCAATTGTATGGAGGGGAGAAATCAGCCGAGTAAAGAATATACCTGGTTGATGATCTTCTGCTTAGTCTCAGTATCAAGGGGAGCCCAGACAATATCGTGATACTTATCGTCAGAACCCTTATACTGAGGGAATGTTATCATGACAGCCTCCTCACCGGTATCCTTCTTAGTATACTCGATGAGCCAGCAGCCATAAACCTTAATGCCGTTAATGATGAGATTGAATCTGGCTCTTCCGTCTTTGACTTCCTTAGCGGACTCAACGGAGACATCCCAATCATATCTCTTAGTCTCTTCTGTCTTCTTGTTGTTTCTCATAGCTTAGTTACCTCCTAAAAGCTCAAATTATTTCGAGGGCATGGACCTCTTATCCGTATTATATAATGGATATCTTATTTATTATATTACAATTATATTACAAAGAATTTCTTGAAATTGATCATTATGTCATACATGGTATAAGTCTCGAAAGTCATCATACCTTGGATGCAGGCAAGCCTCAGATCTACTCCCTTAGATATCCAATAATTCTTCTGATCATTCTCGAGATTGAGATTATATGAAAAGAGAAACTTTCCGGGGATGTTCGTAACATGATATTGTCCGTCTCGAGGTCTTCTCCAGATATACCAGTCCTGTCTCTTATATGTCAGGTGTACCATGCAGCGATAGCCCTTGATGGACCTGTGCTGTATATTCGAAAAATCGTTATTAGCGAAGGACCCGCCAAAAGCTTTATCATGCCATGCTGTCCCTTCCATGCCCTTATATATGCCTGTCTTCTCTTTCTCCGACAGGGGGAACTCCTCTTCTGTTATATGATGGAGCAATATCCCTCTATCCATGAGTATATACTTTCTGCCTGTCGCCTGCATGACTGCCATTGAATCCGTGACTTCCAGTTCGTTGGTCACGGGCGTGGAAATCTCTTCGGCATTAGCGAAAAGGATGAGCTTGAGGGGAGCTTTGCCTCTCTTCTGGCGGTCACGAGCAACAGTCATATAGAGATCCAGGAGGAGCTGACCCTCTTTATTACCGGCCGAGGTCCGCTCTCCTAATTGTGGGATGAACTCATCGAAGATTATCCAATCACATTCTGAGAAGTCAAAACCCTTAAATTTCTTGATGGCATTCATAGCCAGGATATAGGCCACGGGTTCCCCATCCGGGGACCCTTCCACAAATTGATAGAATACTCCTATACCGGGCTTGATCTTAACGGGCTTGATATTGGTCCCCTTGTCTCGATTTATCGGAGCATAAGGGGACGGGTCAAAACCCTCCCCGTTGGTGGAGCAGATAAGATCCACATCATCGATAGTCCTCTTCATATAGATAGGTTTTATCTTATGTTGATAACTCTCCCACAGGGAGCTGTAAGTCTTACCGGGTCCTCTTCTGGACCAGACTATGTAGCACCAGCAGTCAGGATATTTAATAAGATCTTCCCATAGATGATAATATCCGTCAGTGAACATATTCCCCGTCCGTGTAGGCCGTGATGCCTTCTTCATATTCCTCGATGTCATATTGATCCTCCGCTTTTAATAGATAATCGCATGGCTCCAGATTGATAGAGTCTCCTGTCTCGTTTCCGTTCTCATCGATATAGATATCATCTATATAGATATATTCATGTTTGAGTTTACCGGTCTTCTTTCCCGGAAAGATAAAGCCTGTAGTGAACTTATCCAGATCCGTGATGCACTTGGAACCTGTCTTCTTTGGAACACCGGCAACAGTTATCTTTATCTTATCATCCATATCACGGACAATATATCTTTTTGCTCCGACAGTCCTAAACTCTTTATAAGTTCCATCGAGCTCCGCAGCTCCCAGGACTGCTCCCTTAACAGCTCCATAGCCCTGAGCTTTTAACATCCTGAGACAATTATCATTATAGGCTTTTATCTTCTCATGGTCCCAGTTCATACCATAACACGAGTCTGTGTCCGAGTAGAGCCAGGTCTCACACATGGATCCTAATTCAAATAAGTTGTGCATAGCGTAGGAAGTGACCCAGACTCCCCACTGGTAGGGTAGAATAGAAGTCCTCCTCTTGCAGTAAGCTTCATAGATCTGAGCAGGGTCTTTCTCGTCAGAGATATAATAATCGCCGGTAGCGTAGTCCTCCATGATCTCCTCTTTAATATTCTTCATTACGAGATTACCATAGAGCGAGTTGAGCATACCCTTGATTATCTGATAGTTGATCGGGTCTTTCTTCTTATCGATAGACTCCTTCTGCTTGAAGAGGTCAAAGACAAGATCTCTATACCATCTGGGAAGATAGTCCTTAAGGCATACTTTGACATTTGTGCAATTTGCAAAAGACCATTTGTATTGATTGACAATGATATCAAGGTCCACCTCGTTGAGATTTATCTGGACAACCTCCGCCTGCATGATACGGCCATTATCTATTATAGGATTTATTATCTTGGTCGCCTTACTTCCCTGAAGAGCAGGCATCGGAATGTCCCAGGACTTCAGCTCAACGTCAAATAAAGTCAAAGTGAATATAGCAGCATACCTGCCTCCGCAGATCCTGAGAAGCTCCTCCGGCTCGCAGTCCCGGAATGAGTCAAACTGTCCCATAGGATATTTACAGACAAGCATGACGAATGGATAGGAGGACTTGAAGTCATACGCCTCAATGAGTCCTCTAACTGTGACATCATAATAATATCTATTACCGTGAGTATATCCTCCATGAAAGACTGTCTCCAGGAAGAGATAGACATCCAAGGGAGGAGCACAACGTAAGAAAAGATCATGAGCTCTATATGACTTACCGACCTTCCTGACTCGATCTCTTACGATACCGGTAGAAGTAAAGGGGATACTCAGGACATCCTTATTAAGGGAGGTAGCCAGAGCATCCAGGACCTCCACACCACACAGCGTGTCGTTGGTGATATAAGTCAGTTCCTGTTCAGAGATCTCATCGCCCTGGTTCCGGATCTTATCATAAGCCCAATATCCGACAGCCTTCTTATGAGCAACATTGAAGTCCTCTCCTGCCTTCTCCAGTTTCCTTTGGAGGAGGATGAGAGAGTCCTTCATAGTAAAACCCGGCCACTTGATAATGATCGGATAATGACTCTTGATATTTAATTGTGATGCAGGAGTCCCATATG